GAGACCACCATATTGTACAACATCTCCAGTTTTATAAGCTGTGCCATGAGAGTATGTTCCTGTGTTATTATAACCTGTTGTAATAACATCCCAATATGCGTTATCAGTAGGAGTTTGACCTGCAGCTGGAGTTGCGTTTACATAAACATATGTGTAACCACCGTAAGATACAACATCACCGTCTTGATAAGTTGTACTTGAACTATAACTATCTTCCCATTGTAAACCTTCAGTAAATACTTGCCAGTTTGAACCTATAGCAAAAGTACCACCAGATGTGTATTGCAATATACATCTATATTGCAAAGCCCCGTATTTAACTAAATCGTTTAATTTATATGAAGTTGAACCTGCCCAATCGCCTTTGAAAAATAATCCCTCGGTGTGCAATTGCCAACGAGCATGAGTGTTTATATCTATGTAAAAGTCTTCTACCGTGGAGGCTGATGTGTGATTTTTAACACAAACATAAGTGTTACCACCATATTTTACAATATCATCAATAAGATAGGCTGTCGAGGCATTCCAATCGCCACGCCATTTAAATTTTAATCTACCTAATACAAAATCTGCCATTTTTTTACCTTAATAATTCCATATATTTATACTATACCGACCATGATGTTGAGTTAACAATTGAAGCGCCGTTATAGGCTGCAAATTCACTATCTAATACATCATCTGGAAAGTTTGTTTCATCTACCGGCATTTTTTTGTTTTCTACTCTAACAAGTTTTCCATCACTATTTAATTTGTAATGGTTTCTTCCACTTTCAAACTTATATTGTTGAAAAGTGTCAGTTGATTCGTTTTTATATTCTTTTTTTATTACTCTAACAAATATTTCAGCTGCATTATGTGGTGCTCTAACAAATGTTATAGTAGTGCCTGATAATGTATAATCTGTTGTCGCTGTCATTCTAACTCTATCTACAAATATTGCTAATTGGTCTGCTTCTCTACCTGTATCAGATAATGTAAATGTGGTAGTTGAAGCGTCTCCAGAAAAAGTTTGGTCTTTTCCTGAAATGTATTGTTCTTCAACTGCAACAAAATCAGCGTCGCTAGTTAATTCAGTTGTGCCACCATCATTGCTAAAAGTACCTACATTTTTATCTCTTAATGTATAGTATAATTTACCGTCTTGTGTTCTTCTTAATCCGTGGAATGTTTCACTAAACATATTATTGCCACGACCACCTGAATTAACAACATGATTATTAATTGCCATTAACTAATCTCCAATATACTTACATATGCTTCTACATCAACAGATGAACTATCTGGATTAGGGTCAGCATAAATTCTTATCTTGTCATTATTTTCTAAATTGATAGGTTTATCTAAAACTAATGTATTGTTTACATCAACCTCTAAACTTCTACCTACATGTCTAAAAGTTGAACCACCATCAATTGTAACTTTAACATTTACTTTTGCAACATTTGTAGCACTTAAATTAGAAATATATACTGCATGAATAACAGCAGTTACACCTGAGCCAGTAGCTGTGTAAATATCTCCTGTTGAATCATCTAGTAAGCCAACATCAAGACCTGCATTTTTAAATGTGCTTGCCACAATTATCCTCCAAATACTATACTAAAAGCAAGATTATCACCTTCAGTTGCTAAAACACCTGATTGATTAGGTAATGTAAGTGTTCTATCAGCAGTTGGTTCTGTAACATTTAAAAAAGTTTCATAAGCATTTTCTAAATTACCTTCAAATACTAATTGAGAACCATTTAAGACAATATTATTAGTAGTTACATTTTTTGAACCACTTGTAATATCTTGTAAAGTAGCCGCACCTGCACCACCAACTTCTACAACACTATTGTCCGACTTTTTAGTATAAAATTTACCATCGGTAACATTCATTGCTAATTCACCTACAGCTAATGCACCAGCTGTTGGTATTGCTGAAGCCGTTTCACTTCTTTTTGGTTTTATTACCGTTGTCATTATTTACAATGTTTTTTAATTTGTTTAATTAATTTATCTTTAGTAAGTCGTCTGTCTAATTCAACACCAACTTTTCTACCTAATTTTTCTAATTCTTTTTTTGTTTTTGTTTTAAGATTTTTTAAATCAATCTCTTGTTCTTTTTTTAATACTAAAGGTTTCATATAAGGTTTAGTAATAAAATTTTTAATTCTTGTCCATAGTTTCATTAGAATGAACCTCCGTCAACCGTTGTTATTGATACATCTCCTGATGAGACCGTAAAGTTATCTGAAGTAAATTTAGCAACACCAATATTTGATGTACTTGCTAATTCACCTGAAATTGTTAAAGTTTGACCTGAAGCAGTTGTATTTAATCCTTCGCCTGCTAAAAACTCCATAGGGTTACCTATTTGAACTGCACCTTGTGTAGAACTTTCATCTGTAAATGTAAAGTTTTCTATTTTAGCACCATCAATACTACCAGCTAACATAGCATTTGTAATACCTAATGATTTAACTCTTAATGCGTCAGCATTTATTTCTATTGATGAATCATCAACAGCTGCATTTAAAGTATTGCCTGATTTAGTTAAAGCTGAACCTGCTGTAATTTGACCTGCACCAGAAAATTGTGTTACATCTAAAGCAGTTGTTCCAAAAGTAGGAGCACCTGTATGTGTGAATACATAACCGTTATCACCATTAGCTGTGCCTTCTTCTACAAATACAAAAGAACCACCTGATAATTCAGCAGGTTGGTCTTCAGGAGTTGCTCTTGTTAATACAAAGGCAGTTGAACCATCACCTACCGTTGTTACTTTATAGATACCGTTTTGAGCCGCTGTAGATTGGTCTTTAACTAAAATTCTATCATTAACAACTGGCGATACACCATCAAGTGATAATGCGCCATTTGATGAAGCAGTTAAAGTTGCACCAACACCAGCAGTACCGTTTGAGTAAGTTGCCGCTAAGTTTGCTGTTGTAGCCACTCTTACTGACGGTTTAGCGTCAAGACCTTGTGCGACTTGGTCAACATATGCTTTGTTTGCTAATGATGTATCACCAAAACCACTTCTATCTTCATAACCTGACGGTACAACTACCGTTCCTGTGCCGTGTGGCGATAAGTTAATATCTTTATTACCAGCTGTTGTTGAAAGAGTTTGGCCGTTAATAGTAATATCATCAACTACTAATGAAGTTAATCCTGTAATATCAGTTGTAGCTGCACCTAAAGTTAAAGTAGAATTACCTAAAGTAGTTGTAGGATTTGCTAGATTAGCATTTGTTATACCTGCACTACCAGATAAATTCGCATTTGCTAAACCTGTTGCATTGATTGTTACCGTGTTGTCTGTAATAACAGCCTGCATACCTGAACCGCCGGCAAATGTAAGTGTTTCAGCCGTATTGTAAGTATCCGTTCCTGAATCACCTGCTAAATCTATAAATTGATTTACGGTTTGAAAATCTAAATTACCTGAACCGTCAGTTTTTAAAAATTGCCCCGCTGAGCCATCACTACCTGGTAATGTAAATGTTACGGTATCACCTAATGCATTTGGTGATTTTAAACCTACGAAACTTGTTCCATTGTTAGTACCTTCGTTTAGTTTTAAAGTACCACCTGTGCTTGCGTCTGTACCTAAAACTAATTCGTCAACTGCCTTGTTTGCATTTAAAATTAATGCTGAATTTGCTGTTGCTACACCTGCTACATGGTCTAGCATGTCAGAAAAGAATTGACCGCCGATTACGGTTATATTATTTGCGTCACCGTTACCATCAACACCACCCTCACCAATGAATAATCTATCACCTAAATTACCTTGTGTTCCTGCTCCATGAGTATAAGCTAATTCACCAAGTTTTAATGTTGCCGGTGCTGTAGTGCCCGAACTTCTTTTTATCTGTATTACCGTTGCCATTTATTAAAAAGCTCCTGCGTTAAGTGTCAATGTACCAGTAGTTGTAACTATTTCTGTTCTAGTTACAAATTTACCATCACTTGACCTGTATTGTAATATCGCTCCATCATTTAAAGAAGTCGTGTCAACATCACCAAGTAATTTAAGTTGAAGAGAAGTGTTTTGAGCAGCCTGAGCAGATGGTAAAGATACTGAAACCGTTTGAGGTCCAGATGAAGTATTTACATTTATGTTTGCTGTTGTACTATTACTTTTTCCTACCGTAGCCGAAATATCTGCCATAAACTCTCTCCTTGGGTATATTTATAATAAAAAAGTTGTGAATTAGAGAGTTACTTGTGGTCTGACGGTAATTATACCCTCAATAACCCTAGTAATTGTACTTGAGGAAGTCTGTAAAATTTCTAAATCGTAAACATATCTGCCTTCTTCCAGAGCACCTGTTTGGTCTGCTGTTAAAGACATGGTTACAATACCTGTTGTCGGGTCACCATTTACGGTACAAGTGATTGTTGTTCTTGTTCTAGTAGATGAATAACCCTTGGCCATTTTGGCAGACGCTGTATAACCTGTAAGATTAAATGCGTTTCCGTTTGCGTCTTTGACGGTAACATCCGAATTGAATGTAGCGCCTTGGTCTAAAGTTAGGTTAGCTATAGCGGCCATTTATTATTTCTCTTCTGGTACTTCTTTTTTTACTAATTCTGCAATTTTTGTATTATAATGTTTAGTCAAAACATCAATCTTTTCAAGCTCAATATTATGTCTAATTTTAGATACCTGTATTTCTTGTCTTACCGTCAAGTAATTCTGTAATTCAGGACTAAATTTAGTTTCATCATAAGTCTTGCCATCAATTATCACACTCATAATAATCTCCTTTTATTATATTTATACAACTTATATAAATAGTTATTATTAAATTATTTGGATTAAACAATGCATTATTACGAAATTGAACCTGAAAACAACACTTTCAAGACCATTTCCATACAGACCACATACATGTGTCAACTCAAATGTTCTAATTGTTATTTAGGTGATATGTTAAACAACCCAAAATATCCAGAGGTTGATATTGACAGGTTTGAAGATACAATGAAACGATTAAAAGGTCGTTGTGATATTAGATTTATTGGTGCTGAACCGACACTTAATAAAAATTTATCAAAACTCATATCTATTGCCAGAAAAAATGGTCATAGACCATCACTACTTACAAATGGCTTAACATTAAGAAGAGAACCTTATGTCAAACAATTAAAAGAAGCTGGATTGAATATGTTAGGTTTAAGTATGAATGGTGGTTTAGATGATGAAATGTATAAAGTATTTGATAATGGTAGATATGCAAAACAAAAAATGCAAGCTTTAGAAAATTGTTTTAAATATAATTTATTACCTCATGTAAATGTAATTGTTGACCCCTCAAATATAAAAGTATTAAAACCTTTGTTAGATTATATTGTAGAAATGGCTATGAAATACAACAGACGATTTAGTCCTGTAAAATTTCCTGTAATGTTAAGATTAAAGTCAATAGGTCAAATGGGTAATTACATGAAGACAAAAACATTTTCATTGGCTGAATTAGCAGAAATAGCTAAAGATTTATTTCAATCAACTGATACAATACCAGGCGAACTTGACGACCTAGTATTTCAACCAAATGTAAATGGTTATTGTGAAACAAGAAGTGTAATATATAAAATGAATACACCAAACGGTATACTTTTAGGTAAACTAACTGACTGGTCAGTAGATGATGATGGTGTGCCTGATTCTGGCAGTCAAAGAAGAGGAATACTTACAGATAACTTTAAGATTGCACCATTCTTTGAGTATTATAGGAAAGAGTTAGATAGTTTAGATGGATAAGTTTTATAAAAAAATAGATACTAAAATAGATATCAATATATTTAAAGATATTATCAATAGTGGTGTAGAATTTAAATCGCCATTTGATGATAAAAATAGTGTATTAAATTCTTATTCATATTCAGATAAATCAAAAGAACAAAATCATTGTGGTGTTCAATTTTATTATCTGCAAAAATGTGATTATGAAAATGGTGTAAAAGATAGAATGAGTGAAATCTATATTAAGTCTATGATGAGAAATAATAAAAAACAAAATCTAATGGCCGAGTATAAAATGTTAGAAGATAATTATGATAAATTTTGTATTGAACTTAATGAATTAAACTTTAACATAAACATAGAAAAACACAAAGACGCCATATCTTATTTACAAAAACAATTAGGTGATGTTTATAGAGTAAGACTTACTAAACTATTAGCTGGCACTTGTATACCATGGCACAAAGACGAAACACCTAGTGATTATTCAAGATTAATTATACCTGTAATTACAGATGATGAGTGTATAAGTGGTTTTAAAGATAGTGAAGATTTACACTATACAAATTTACCAGCAGATGGTTCAGTTTATTGGACCAATGGCAAAAAAGACCATGCCGTTTTTAATGTTTCTAAAAATGATAGATACGCTGTTGTATTAACTACTAAAAAGCAACTTCTTTTTGTTCAATAACTTCAACGGTGTGATTACTATATTTTGTTTCATCATTACCTATCGCATTAATCACAGCTTCTCTGTATTCGTTATATTTTGATTCTGATAAAAATACAATTGTGTCAACTTTTGTATTGTCATCAATTGTTTCTCTTTCTTGTTTTAAAATATAACCATCTTGTTTATATTGATTAAACAAAGATTGTAATTCAGTACCATTTGTATTGTCATTGTCTTTTAAAACAGATTCGCCAGCAGGCGCTCCTGTATATCTAGTTTTAACTTGCCAAGCCATATTGTTATACTTTCCTTTGCATATTTGCTAAAAGTGTTTTAATTGTTTCATCATTTATTTTAATATTAAATACTGCAAATAAAGACGGATAACATGAAAACACCGTATGCTCTATACATGTATTTATAAAGTATGCCCTACCATGGTCAAAAACTAATGGTGTTCTTTCTAACATAAACCAAGTATCTGGTGGATTACATTTATGAATAGGTATGAATAACCTCATTGTATCAATGTCTGGCAACTTATGGTCTCTATGAGGGGGAAAATGGCCACCTTTGTTCATTCTAATAAAATGAGAACGACCTATATGACCTTCAAAGGGTTTCAAAAAATTTTCCATAATATTAGCAGCCTGTGTTTTTTTATTAAACATCATTTCATTAAACACCATATCATTATTTTCTTCATATTCTCTTGTTGAGTCTAAATCAGGCACACCACTAAATCCACCGTCTAGTGAGGTAATACTTAATCCCTCTCTACCACTATGTTTTCTAGGATTATAGGGTTTCCATAGTTGTGAATATGGTTCTAATTCTTTTTGAATATCTTGAGGTTTTTTATAGAAATCGGTAGCTATAAAATTACCGTATTGTAATATTTTCCACATCATAATTTTCGTCTAACTTTTTATAAAATACATATTGTTCAGTTTTATTTATGTTTAAAGTTTTAGATAACTTTTTAAAACCTTTGAATGACCTACCCTTTTTTTGTTCTCTCTCTAATACAGGTATTAATCTTTTATTATGTTGATTAAAGGTAATCAATGCTATTTTAAAGTTATAATTTACTGCCCATGTTAATTGTGGTTCATACATAAAATCTTGAAAAAAGTTATTAGGTTTTCCCATAGGTGATTTTCTATACTTTTTTAATGTATAAAATCTTTTACCTAATATACAAACATCATCACTATACTTTTGAACACCACTTAAACTTATCATTTTTTCATTATGTAAAACAGCAGTTATCATTGGTATAGAGCCATTTTTTACATGTCGCATTAAACTTGAAGAATTATTATCATAGTTAACAGACATATTTTCGTCATTAGATTCTTCATATGCTTTTTTACAAAACTCTTCAATTTCGTAAATGTAATCCTTTGGTTTTGTTAAAACTAATCTTCCTATCACCATTGTATCCATTCTGTTTTTAGTTTAGGAAAAGACACATTCATGGTATATAACTCATTGTCATAATTATCTTCTCCTTTCCAAGGAGAGCCTAGACATATTGTTAACTTTTCTTCAGCAGGGTCTAAGCCATGTGGATGGCCGCCGTTTAAAATATAAGTGTGATAATTAGGTGCATAAACTTTGTTATTATTTTTATCTAAAAAATATAAGTTACTTAATTTACCTGTTAATGCAAGTCTAAATTTTTGATGAAACTCTGGTATTTCATTTTGTTTACAATCAATGTGTGTAGGTATATGACCACCTTTTTTAGTTTTTAATATATGAATTTTACCTTGTGATGTAAGTATAGGTTTTATTTTTTCATTATAAACTTTTTTAAAATGTGAACATATTTCACCAGCTTCTGACCAATTAAAATTTTTATCTAGTAAAGTTAATATTTCACAATTTCTATACTCATCAAAAAACCACTTATCACTAGAAACAGACTTAACTTGACTTGTGATAATAGAAATATCATCTTTTGTAATATTTAAATCTATAGCTTTATAAGTGTACATTATTTAATTCCTACAATCATATATCTTGTAAATTTATCTAGTTTTAATTCACCAGAATATAATGTTTTATTTAATACAAATGAATTTTTAAATTCATCTAAACTATCTTTACAATTAACATGTTCTTTTATGTCTTTATAATTGTTAGACTGAAATATAACTAAAGAGCCATTAGTAATTTTATCGTATATTTTATTAAAATCTTTTATGTGTTCACATGAGGTACACACAACAACATTATAATTATTGACATCCGTATTACTAATATCTTCAGTTTTAAATCTAACATTATCATATAATTTTTTACCAATAGTCTTACATTCTTCGTCAATATCAATTGATGTAATTTTATGGTTTGAAAATTGAGTTAGTTTATCAGCTAAGTTGCCATACCAACCGGCTAAAACAACTATTTTAGGGTCTATTAACATTGATAAAAATTGACCAGATTTTTCAATTAGCCAATTTTTACTTCGTTCTTGATTATCGTTTAATGAATTGATTATAGATTTGACTTTTTTGTCAATCGTTATACTATCAATCACCTGTAATACTTTATCCATACTCTTATAAATATATCCAACTTGTTATGGATATTTATATAAGATGAAAAGAACAATTTATAGTTTATATATTGATGTGCCTGAAAATGAACATTTTGGTAAATCTATTGCCAAATATGACACGGTTGATAAAGCGCTAATCACCAGAAACGCATTTAAAGAACACTATCATAAATTAATTAAGTGTAAAAAAGATTATGCTAATAATATTGGTGCGTCTTTTCATATGTTTGAATATGATAAAGACTATAAAACATTTTCAGATAATCTATTAAAAGACTTTCCTTTTCTAACAGGATATGAAATTGTCAATTTTTACAAAATACATTTATTATATGTTTTAGCTAAAGAGTATGATGAAATATTATACCTAGACTTTGACGCTATACCAACAACAAAAGATAATTTTTTTAAAGTGTGGAATTTAAATGATGGTATTTGCGTTTATAGTAATACAGCCATGGTTAATAAAATGAATAAGACTTTAGATAAAATTAAACATGGAACAAGAAGCCCTACATCTAAATTTTTTAACACTCAAGCAATGTTAATTGCAAATGGTCATAATCCTAATAATGATGTTATAAACACAGGCATAATAGGAGCTAATAAAGACAATATATTAAAATTAGATTTTTTTGGTAAATTTTATGACACCATAAGTTTAATGACAAAATTAAAAGAAAAAGGTTTAGATGAACTTTATCCTAAAAATATATATGGTATTTTTAGATATGATAATGAAACTATTTTTTCATATAAAAAAGAAGTAAATAAAATTAGTGTTCAATGGTTAGATAACAAATGGCACTATTTTTTTGATAAACAATTTTATGTGCCAAAAGATACAAAAATAGTACACACAATTAATAAAGACTTTGATACCGTTTGGAGGTTTTGTGAAAAACATAATCTTTAGTATATACATAAAAAATACTGATAAAAAACCTAGTAAAAAACACGATAATACTAGAAAACAATTAGATAGACATTTAGTTAGACTAATTAATAATCATAAGGATTATGCCAAAAAATGTAACGCTGATTATAAAGTATTTGTTGATGATGAAGAATGGTTACAATTTAAAAAGAAATATGAACAATATCAGTTTGACACTATAAATTTGTACAAGATATATGTACTAGAAAAATTGGCTGATAGATATGATAATATATTATATTTAGATTTAGATGTTATACCAAATACAGACCTATCATTCTTTGAAGTTTTTGATATGAATAAAATAAATGTTCACGCTCCTAATGCTGAGGTAGAAAATGTATGGTCTGAAAAACATGTAAAAAACTTTAAACAAAATAAAATATCTTATGACGAAATATTAACATTTAAAGACAAATATGATATGCATGTCAAAGCCATGTGTAAAAAAGCAATGTTAATTACTGACGGCTTATCAAACTCTGACATGTTTATTTCTAATACTGCTATAGTAGGTGGTAATTCTTCATCTATAAAAAAATTAAATTACATCAAAAATCTTGACAATATGATAGAGTTGTTAAATAAAGTAAAAGAAGAAGAGTTTTTTGGTAAAAAATTAACTAACTTATTCTTTGCTAATAATGAGGTATTTTTTCACTATCTGTTAGACAAATATAATATTGATTGGTATAATATACCTTATGAATGGCACACTTATATTCTTGAAAAAATGCCAATGAAAAATGATTTAAAAAATTCAAAAATGATACATTTAATTAATAAAAAATTTGATGAATTATGGGAAATATTAAATGCTTAAAAAAGATGTATTAAAATTTTATAAGAAAAACAAATCATATTGTTCTATGCCTTTCAAAGAAATATATGGTGATAACGCTGGTAGATATAAACTTTGTTGTCATGCTAAAACTATTGATTGGAAATACAACACAATGAATACTACACCTTTTGAGTTTTTTTTCTCACCTGAAATGGAAAAAATAAGAAATAAAATGTTATCGGGTGAAAAAATAGACGCCTGCCAAGTTTGTTATGATTTAGAAAAAACTGGTGGTGAGTCTTATAGAACTGACAAATATAGAAAGAAATATGGTATAGATTTAGAACCAAAAGGCATAGGTTTAAAATTAAGAATTAACGGAACATTTTGTAATCTAGGTTGTTATATGTGCCACCCTTACAACTCATCAACTAGAAGAAATGAATTAAAAGCCGTTTTTGGTAATCCTCTACATGATTTTACAAAAAGAGAGGCTAAACCTATTAAATACAAAGAATGGAATGATAGTGTTGATGATATTATGAAAAATATACATTTAATATCATACATGAATATAACTGGTGGTGAGCCTTTACAACTACCAGCACATTGGAAATTATTAGATAAAATACCGGATGAACATAAAAAACACATTACATTATCTTATGATACAAACCTTACAGAGTTAAGGTGGAAGAAATGGTCAATATTTGATTATGTTGGTAAATTCAAAGACTTAAAATTAGGCGTATCAGCAGACCACATACAAGAAAAAGAAGCATGGATTAGATACCCTAAAGATGTTAAAAAATGGGAATCTAATTTGATTGAGGCAAAGAGTTTAATAAAACAAATAAATTGTAGTGTATCTTTATTAAATGTATTTGACTTACATGAAATTTATGAATATAACTGGAAAAATTTTGGTATAAAAACTACATTTATGAATATAGTAAGAGGTCCAAAATACCTTTCAATTAGAAATTTAGAACAAAAAGATAAAGATATGTTGATGAAAAAATATGAAGATATAGATGTTGGTCAATATATAAAAAATGAATTATTACTAAAAAAATCACATAGTCTTGATGTAATGAGAAACTATTGTGATAAATTATCTGAACATAGAAAATTTAACTGGCGAGAACTTTGGCATGAGTATTAAAATATGTACATTATATTTTGAAGGAAAATATACACCAGATTATGTAGAAAAATTACATAACGGCTTAAAAAAATATTGTTCTTCACCTTTTGAGTTTATATGTTATAGTGATAATCCTAATGTAAAAGCTGATGTTGTAATACCATTAAAACCTCATAGTGATATTAAAAAACATTGGTATAAGTTATCTTATTTTTCACCATTGTTTGCTAATCAAAAACCAAATGATGATATTATTATTATGGATATAGACCAGATTATAGTAAACAACATTGATGACATTATAGGTTATCCAGTTGGTAAAAATGAATTAGTATCTTATAATAAATGGTGGGGTGGTAAACCTAAATTAAATGGCGGCTTCTATAAGTTTAAATCAGGAGAATTAAAAAACTTTTGGTCTGATTTTATAAAATGTCCTGAAGTATGGCAATTGAATTGGTACAAAACAGGTGTCGTACACTACAAATATTATGGTGAACAAAATTTTGTTGATTGGATGTGTGAAAAACATAATGTAAAATTAACACTTATGCCGTCTGAATGGATATGTAAATTAACAAATAATAAAAAAGAAGATAAAGAAAATCAATTACAATATATAAAAAAATTTAATAAAGACTACATGGTATTAGATAAACCACATGATGATATTAAAATTATACACTTTGCAAATCCTCATGCTAATATACATGATAGTGATTATCATTGGATAAAGGATTATTGGAAATGATAGTAAATAAAAGTTTTCAGTTTATTAAGACCATATCATATGCTGATAGTGTCATAGTAAAAGAAAAAGTTAGAAATTTAGAAATGTTAAAAGATAGGACATTTATGAGAATTAAAATTCCACATTTTACTTTTAATGTTTTTGAAAATGTTATATCAATACACATGGAGTTTATAAAAGGTGAAGTATTAAATAAACATAATAAACTACCATTTAAACATATTATTTGGGAAGATTTAGTCAAAAGACCTGACCCATATTCAGCTGCTGGGTATCATCCTAGTAATTTTATTGTAAATAATACAGGATTATATTTTGTTGATTTAGAAGATATGAGGTTTATTGAACATAAAGAAAGAATGATTAAGTTTAAGAAAGACTTTTTAAAATGAGAATAATTTGTGTAAATACAGGCAACAAGTTTGGCCAATGGTATGTAGATAACTTAAAACATATGATTGATAATTATTCTGGTTTAAAATATGATAGTTTTGAAGTTATAGAAGAAGAAAAGCATAAAGGCGTTTTTAATAAACTTCAAATGTTTGATAAGTTTAGAGATGGTGAAAATTTATATTTTGATTTAGATATTTGTATTTACAATAAAGTACCAAATTTAATTAGAAAAGATTTGACCGTTCTACACGCATGGTGGAGAGATAGAGCTCATACATCTTTTAACTCATCTATTATATCTTGGACAGGCGACCAATCTCACATTTATAATACATTCAAAAAAGATGTTAATATGTGGCAAGAAAAATATAATAAAGGTATTGACCAAATGTTAGAAGAAAACTTTAAGGTTGCCAACTATGACAAAGTATGCTATAGTATAAAAAGTAATGAATACAATAAAAAAGATAATAATTATAGTATTATGTTATTTAATCAAAGTCAATATCTAATGTTACCTGGTTGGTCTAGTTGGTGGACTGATTACTTTCTTCCCATATCTGTAAAAAATGTTTAAGAGCCTCAATAGGTGTTTTTGCTTTTCTTATACTAGATTTAATATCTTCATCTTTACAATTTTTTACAATATCTTGTTCAAATAAATGAATTTTAAAATTAAATAATCTATCAATATGTTCTTGTTTATTGCTTAATAAAAAGTCAAACATTAATATAAAAAAATCACTATCAACATTTTCAACTATTTGTTTAATTAAACCTTCTTCTTCAGCAATTTTTTTAACTTGCATGACATAATCTTCACGCTCAATCTTTTTCTTTTCCCATGTATTTTCATGTAATTGGTCTAAAGAACACATCTCTAATAATTTTTTATATTGGTCATTTTCTTCATTAAAAGGAATAACAATAGACATTACACTCAAATTGCCTGGCTTAAAATCTTCTTTTTTTATTAATACTTCAATATTTTCTCTATTGTTATCTATAAAATATGCTGTATAAAAATTATCTTTTGTAAACATTAATTAACCACCTTATTTTGTTCTATATAATCATACAAATTTGTTTTTGCTCGCCAACCAAACTTATTTAGTATAGATGTATCAGCTGTATTATCTAGTCTTTCTGTTTCACCACCAATTGCAGATTTATAATCTATTTTAAAATAATCTGCAATATCAACCAACTTATTACTAATTCCTGTTCCTACATCTATTACGCCTCTAAAAGTATTATTCATCATAACTTGAACTGCTTGAACAATATCATTTACATGTATGAAATCTCTGATATGATTTACATTAATATATTGTACATCATTTCTTAATATTTTAGGTATTAACATGTGTTTTCTGGCACCAGGTCCGTAAACGGTGGTAAATCTTAAAGCAACTGAATTGTTATGTTCTAATTGTTCCATACTATACTTACTCATTGCATATGGATTTTTCCATGGCTCATGAGCTGTTGATGAACTTGCATAGATAATTCTAGTATCTCTAAAATGTTCAAACAATCTTTGAGTACCAATTACATTTGTTTTCCAATAATCAGTAGGTTTATCAAGACTATCTCTAACACCTGATAGCCCTGCTAAATGAATAACTAAATCTATATCTTTGGGAAATTCTGTTTGTAATATGTCATGGCCGTTTTTAATATCAAAACCAATAACATTGTGTTCTTCTTTTAAATGATAAAATAGGTGTGAGCCTACGAAGCCATCGCTTCCTGTTAATAATATATTCATAATAACTATGCTTTAATCAGTCTTAAATAATAAGTATTTATAGTAGTTGCCGTTCCGTTTGGAAATTCTTGTGCTCTATAATCATCAGCATTGACAAACCTAGTCTGATAATTACCAGAACCATTTAATCTTGTATCTACAATACCAGAACCTTTTGTAAAATTAGCTGAAGATGTTCCTAATGAATATCTTAAAGTATAACCGTCAGTAGAAGCTAACGCTGTGTAAACCATTAAATTTTGTACCATTGCGTCAAAATCTGACTCAGGATATTCTTGTAAATCATTATCACTTCTTATCTTTAAAGGTAAAGTTTTAGAAGAACCGATAGTACCGTTTGTGTTTTTCATTAAATAATATGATTGAATATTTGTTGGCTGGTCTACCGCTTCAGGTATTGAACCTGAAGTATAAGCAGATGTATCTGCTCTTGTGTCTGTAAATACAGGCGTAGCACTAACTAATGATTGATTAGCTCCTGGTGTGTTTGATGTAGATATAAAAAAAGTACCTGCTTGTGATGTAGTATTATCAGTTGAAGCAATAGTATCAATAACAGGATGAACAAATGTGTCTTTCATATCCTGTAAATTCATAGCTTGAATATTATTTTGTGAATCATAATAAAGAGGATATAAATTACCTGTATCATTTGTTAAAGTTGGAGTAGTAGCTAAAATTTGTCTAATATTATTTTGTGAAACCGTTACTACGCTTGGTTCAGCCGTTGTCGCTTCATTAGGAAAAGCACTAGTGCTAGTAGAATGAGCACCAGCTTGCAATCTTGTATCATCAATAGAACCAATATTACCATTACCTGAATCAAATACTAATTCTACTGGATTGCCTGTAAAAAATTTTAGGGTAAAATAACCTTTTAACTCGTCTATTTGTGTGGCAGACATCTCTTGGATGTTACCAGAGTTGTTATAAAGTGGTGTTCTTACTGCCATTATCAAAATCCATTATGTTGAAGAGCCTACTATTGTTTTAACTGGTGTTCCTGAAGAGTTGTAAAGTATTAAAGTTGATGATGTGTTAAAAATAGTTGATGTAGCATAACCAGTAGATGTATCTAAAACAACATTACCTGATAAATCTGGTAATGATATTGTTCTATCTGCTGTAGGGTTAGTCGCTGTTAAAGTTGTGTCGTTTGTATCAATAGATGAACCTTCAAATCTAATAGTGTTATCTAGTAATAAAGGAACTGCGTCAACAAGTAAAACTGCACCTGCACCAGTTGATGTAATAGTAGGTAAAGATGATTGAGTATCAATCTTTAATAAACTACCAAAAGTAATTTCATTTGTAGATGGTACAGATAAATTACCTGTTATTGATACAGAGTCATTTATTGATATTGATGTTGAATCTGTTGAACGAATTACATTACCTGCAATTTCAATCGTTCCTAATGTATGTGTTGTTCCTGTACCAGTTATATTAGCACCAGTAATATTTCCAGCATTTATTGTGCCAGTTGTTGATAAATTTTCATCACCAAACGAAATTGAACCACCTGAATCTGTTATTGAGCCGTTTGTTAAAGATAAGTTTCCTGCAACAACGGTCGGAGCTGTTACAGATGTTGTTATAGAAACTGCATTTGGTAAACCAATAGTTAATGTATCAGTAGCACTTACAACTGCTTCAATCTCATTTGAGGTGCCTAGTATTCTCATTACTTCACCACCACCAATTAGCTGTTGTGTTGAAGATGAGTCTTCTATTCTAAAACCAGCAGTATTAGTCGCAACTGAAAGTGTTTCATTCATTGCGTCAACTAGATTAGTTGCCGTTAAAGAAGCGTCAAGATTTGCTATATCTCCAAAGTCATTTAGAGTCATAGCGTTAAACTCTGTTCTAAACTTCTCAATCGTATCTGTAACTGCTATATTTCTAACTGCCATTGATTAACTCTTTTATTAAACCTTTAATTTCTCTTAATTCTGATTTTAAAGTATTTATCTCTTTTACTGCATTTCTAATTTGGTCACCTTGTTTTTCTCTAGCTCTTACTCTTTGCATATAAATGCTATAACCTGTATTGTCAGCATTTATAATTGCATGAGAACTTGATTCTCTAACTAAATGGTCATGACCTTCAACTTTTAAATATTTACTCATTATACAGCTAATGCAATACCTCTTAAATCTTTTATTCTTGGTGCTAATGCTGAATTAGTAGCTTTCATTACAATCTTAATTTGAAACGCTGTAAATTCAGGTATATCTTTTACAGAATATTTGTATTCTTTAAATTCATTAGCCGTTTCAGCAGGTGTAACTGCTGTGTCTTCTCTGCCATCACTATTGAATGGTGTCCAGTTTAAGTCTTTTACATCTCTAACCTCTTCAGATGATGTTGTTCTAAAGTAAACTTCTACCTCTGAACTAGACCTTACATATGAAGTTAATCTTACTTCTAATGCTGTTGAGTTATTTTCTAATACAATTGGTCTTGTACAATAGATAGCCGCCGAAGATGAACCTGAAGAAGCTTCATCATTTACAAAACTTGGTGTATTTAAACTTGTAGGACTATTAATTCTATTTTGTACCGTAATCATACTAATTCTACTTGTATCAATTACTGGCGATAATCTTGTATTAGTTGTTGTTAATGTGCAATCAACAAATAATGATTTACCACCTGACATTTCATTTGTTTCATTAATAGAACTGGCTACCATTTTTGGTTCTTCAAAATATATGTTATCGTTTGCAATTACTGATATTTTATTAGATACAGCAGATAAACTAAACTCTGTTTCTGTGCCATGTATTGAACGACCTGTTGTTGTTCTCATACCATAAGATATATTTGTTTCAGGCACGGTCATGGTCTGTATATTCAACATTGATACATCATACAATCTGTTTTGTGTAGCAGTTACAGATGAACCACCAATATCACCCGAAGCTGTGGCAGTTGTACTATCTGCTATGTTGACATCATAACTATCTAAAGTTACATTTGAAATACTTGTATATGTTCCGTTTATAGATGAACCTAAAATACCATTGTAACTTGTACTACCATCTAAACCTGCAATTGTAACATTGTTTGATGTACCATGCATACCATGATTAGGATGTGAAACTCTAATTACATGAGAACCACTTGTTGTTCTAATAGGATTTGTTGCTAATGTTCTAACAGGTAAACTATCATTACAGAAAGTTGGTTGAC